AACAGCGTGAACCTATTTGAACTAGGACAAGAACAAAAACTTCAAAAGACTGTTAGGGTGCTTTGGTGGCCAAATATTACATTTATGAAGGACTTGGCCAAAGATTCATATATTCAAGTGGCCAAGAATCAGATTAAACTTTTGAATGAAATTCGTGATGACTTGTGGCATTATATGATTCTTCCTTGTCCAGTTCCCTCGTTGCAGTTTGATAATGTAACGCAGTGGTACATGGACTTTGAAACTTATCCCCAGACCATGCGCTCTAATTTTCGTGTAGATGTAGTACGAAAGATGCTTAACAGCAGTCTTGACTTTGATATTGTTATGTCACACTTACCAGAACATACACATCAACTTGTCAATACACTTTACAATGTAACACACCATATGCCTCCAGTAATGGGGTATTGTCATTGGTTTGATTTGAAGAAAGTTGTTGCATGGCCTAAAGATAGTTTCCTACAAAACATGACTGGGCTATTAGAGTATGATAGATGTTATATCAATACACAATTTCAAAAAAACTTGGTATTAGAACAAGCGAGTGATACATTTAATACAAAGACTATTACCAAACTTGATGAAATCTTAACTGTTCAACACTTGGGTGTTAATGCAAACGATATCATTAATGATATTAAACCTATGGCCGTGGGCAAAAATGATATCACATCTGATATCAAAACTATTGTGTTTAACCACCGCCCTGATACTTATAAACACTTCAAAGAATTTATTGCTGTGTGTGATAAGTTGTGGGAACTACGACAGGACTTTAAAGTTTGGGTTCCATTACTAGATAAACCTAATCGTGAATATGTTGTTACAACAAAGTTTGATAAAGAAGGGTACTACAAGGAACTGGAAAGTTGTTATGTAGGATTTTCTCCTAAACAAAGTTATGGCGGATGGAGTGTATCAACTACAGATGGGATGATGCGTGGCGTGGCTTATGTCATGTATGATGCTGGCTATTATCACGAACTAAACCCGAAGGGAGATTTCTTCAAAGATGACCATGAAGCACTTATGTTGTTGAATACATATTTGGACGATCCTCATTTTAGGGACGAAGAAGCAGAAAATGCTCTTGAATGCATTTATGAAACTCTAATATACAAAGATAAGATGGTAGAGATGAATGAATATATGAACGACTTACTATCCAGACAAAAGGTAATGGGTGATAGTGACAAGTTCAAAGAAATTGTTGAATATATCAAAACTAACAAAGAAGTTAGAAAGATAGATTTGATGAATTGGTTGTGTTGGGGTAGAGGAATTAAGTGGACACCATATCGGCGTGCTCTTATGAATCATCCAAACATATATGATGTAAACGGCTCTAACCCAACATACTGTTGGAAAGATTAATTAAAAAGGAAACGAAATGAAAGAGAATGATATTGTAACGGTTGTACTGACAAATGGTGCAGAAGTAATTGGTAGGTACATTACAGATGATATGGTGTCCTATACTATTGAACGCCCTCGCTTGGTTCAAGTGAATGATAAAGGTGTTGGATTAGTGGATGGTGTTTGTATGACAGGTGAGAAGGTTGATGGGACATTACAGTTTAATAAAACTTGTGTTGCTTTCGTACTTCCTACTATGAATGAGATTGCTACAGGATGGCAGACACAAACTACTGGAATTCAAGTTCCACAAAAAAGTGTAATTCTCTCTTGACAATAGCGATATAATATGGTATTATATACACAATGAAAAAAACTATGAAGGAGATACGATATGATTGATGAAACTTTACTACTAGACTACCAAAGATTTGTTGATGCAGTCACCAGCGATGAGTCGAAAGACCCAGATGCATTTGGTGATGCCTTAGACATTATTGATGAACACGGTGTTCCCCCAGAACGTCTAATTACTGCTGCAATGGGCTTAAGTGCTGAGAGTGGTGAATTTATTGAGATCGTTAAGAAGTGTTTATTCCAAGGGAAACCTATGGATGAACATACAGTATGGCACGCCAAACGAGAGTTAGGTGATATATTGTGGTATCTCGTTCAAGGGTGTATTGCTCTAGAAACTAATATAGAGGAAATCATATATATGAACACAGACAAACTTGAATCACGATACCCTGATGGGTTTGATTCATTCCGTTCTGAAAACAGAGAAGAAGGAGATTTATAATTGGACTTTTTGAAAGATATTGCCAAGACAGCGGGCAATGAATACGCTGCATTAGTAAGTGAAGGTGTAGAGGCAGGAGATGTAGATTCGTTTATTGACACTGGTTCTTATATCTTCAACGCTCTACTGTCTGGTAGTATCTATGGTGGACTTGCTGCCAATAAGATTACTGCTATCGCAGGCGAGAGTGCCACAGGTAAGACGTTCTTTATCATGGGCATGGTTAAGGCATTCCTTGATGCAAACCCACAAGCGGGTGTTTTGTATTTTGAGTCTGAATCTGCTATTACAAAACAGATGGTAATTGATAGGGGTATCGACCCACATCGTATGGTTATTTTACCTGTTACCACAGTACAAGAGTTTAGAACTCAATCTCTTAAAATTGTAGACAAGTATCTAGAAACACCAGAAGGACAACGTGCTCCTATGTTGCTGTGTCTAGATTCACTTGGTATGTTATCTACAACTAAAGAAGTAGAAGATACTGCTGAAGGTAAAGAGACTAAAGATATGACACGGGCACAGATAGTCAAGGCTACCTTTCGTGTACTGACATTGAAACTAGGTAAAGCAAAAGTACCTATGATTGTCACCAATCACACATATGATGTAGTTGGTTCTATGTTCCCTACCAAAGAAATGGGTGGTGGTTCTGGACTGAAGTATGCTGCTTCATCTATCGTATATCTTTCTAAGAAGAAAGAGAAGGATGGAACTGCCGTTGTTGGTAACATCATTCACTGTAAGAATGCTAAGTCTCGCTTGACCATAGAACATAAGATGGTAGATGTACGTCTGATGTATGAACGTGGGTTAGACAGGTATTATGGACTGTTAGAATTAGCAATTAAGTATGACATCTTTAAGTCAGTATCAACTCGTATTGAGTTGCCTGATGGTACAAAGACCTTTGGTAAGACTATTAATAACAATCCAGAGAAATACTTTACAGAAGATATCATGCAACAACTAGACGTTGCTGCTGGTAAAGAGTTTAAGTATGGGCAATATGTACCAGAAGTTGAGGACACCCCAGAAGATGAAGCACCTAGTACAGACGTATGAGAACGTAATCTCTGAGTCGTTATCAAAACAACTCATTGCCATGTTTGAACGATATCCTCAACACCATGAGGATGTTGTTCTTGATGGACACCGTTCTTTTAAACAAGTAACTATGCAACTTCACGAACAGTGGAAGCCTTTTGAAGAAAAACTTCAAGAGGTTTTCTACTCTTACATTGATAAGTATATGAAGGATTCTGATGTCACAGAAAGAATGTTTCCACCAAAGTTTGCATTCGAAAACTTTAGATTAAAAAGATACATGCCTAATGACATTGATGAATTTGATAATCATGTTGATGTGGGTAGTATTGATAGTGCGCCAAGGTTCTTGGTTTTCTTCTTGTATCTAGATGACAATGAAGGTGGACATACAGAGTTTCCACAGTTCAATATTTCTGTTCAACCAAAGACAGGGAGAATGTTAATGTTTCCACCATTATGGACACACCTACATGCTGGACGCAAACCAATCAATAAACCAAAATATATTATAGGAAGTTATTTACATTATGTCTAATATGAGCGAGTATTATACCTATGTTGAAAACAAGGACAAGTCTTGGACAGGAATAGGACTTACAGAAAAAGCAGGGATGTGGCAGGGTGTCGTATATGAATACGGCAAAGTTTCTATAGAAGAAGACGAAAATAATGACAAAGCCTCTTTACAATTTGAGTGGAATCTGTTAGACTCTAATGGACTTGGTAAAGAATGCTTCACTGATGATTTTTTCAATCTCATTGGTGATATCCTAAGTGATTTGATTGATAGCAATATAGATGAGGGTAGTTTTACAGATGCAAACGATGACAATAGAAAAGACAATATTTAGTAATTTAATCTACAATGAGGATTATGCCCGTAGGGTATTACCTTTCATTAAGGGTGAATATTTTCAAGACAAGACTGATAGAATACTCTTTGAAGAGATTTATAACTTCATGGATAAGTATCAGGCGATGGCTACAAAGGAAACCTTGTCCATTGAACTTGATCATAGAAAAGACTTAAACGGTAATGAATTTCAGAAGGTTGTAGAGGTTATTGAATCTCTCAAAGAAGCTGAAGTTGATATGCAGTGGTTAGTTAATACTACCGAAAAGTTCTGTAAGGACAAAGCGGTATACAATGCAATCTTATCTGGTATACAGATAATTGAGGGCAAAGACAAAGAACATACACAAGAAGCAATTCCATCCATTCTATCTGAAGCACTTGCAGTAGGTTTTGACCAACACATTGGACACGACTATATTGAAAATGCAGATGAACGATTTGAGTTCTATCACAAGAAAGAAGAGAAACTAGAATTTGACTTAGAGTATTTCAACAAGATTACCAAAGGTGGACTTCCAAACAAAACCTTGAACATTGCCCTTGCTGGTACTGGTGTTGGTAAATCGTTGTTCATGTGTCACATGGCTGCATCAACACTGATGCAAGGTAAGAATGTATTATACATTACTATGGAAATGGCAGAAGAACGCATTGCAGAACGTATTGATGCTAACCTGATGAATATCTCAATGGATGATTTGCATAATCTTCCTAAGGCGATGTTTGAATCTAAACTTGAGAAGATTAATTCTAAGACTAGTGGTAAACTTGTTATTAAAGAATACCCAACTGCATCTGCTCACTCTGGACACTTCCGTAGTTTGATTAAAGAACTGGCATTGAAGAAGTCTTTCTCTCCAGATATCATATTTATTGACTACCTAAATATATGTAGTTCCTCTCGTTTTAAGGGAAATGCAAGTGTAGGTTCTTACTTCTACATTAAGGCAATTGCCGAAGAACTTCGTGGACTTGCTGTCGAAACAAATCTGCCTATCATGTCTGCAACCCAGACTACTCGTGGTGGTTTTGCAAACTCTGATGTTGGACTAGAAGATACTTCTGAGTCGTTTGGTTTGCCTGCAACTGCTGACTTAATGTTTGCACTAATCTCTACTGAAGAGTTAGAAGGACTCAATCAGTTGATGATTAAACAGTTGAAGAATCGCTACAATGACTTGGGTACAAATAAAAGGTTTGTCGTAGGTATTGACAGAAGTAAAATGAAGTTGTATGATTGTGAACAAGAAGCGCAACACGACATTGTTGATAGTGGACAAGATGATACTCCAGCCTTTGATAAAGGGCAACACGCAAGGTATGACAAGTTCACTGATATGAAGTTCTAAGTACGTTTCGTTATAAATAGAATTGTAATAATTTTTGTATGAATGGAAACGGTGCTAAATGTTAAATTTTTCTGGGTATCTCACTGAAGACAAAGGTGGGAAAAACCTTCATCTAGAACATATCGAAGACGAAATTTTGAATTTCGGAGTGCCAGGAGGCAGAGCAGCAATTAACTTTGTTCGTTCATTAAGAGATATGTTGGCGGGTGCTTCAAGGACATCTGTAAATATGACTGTCAAATGGGACGGTGCTCCAGCAATATTCGCTGGTATCGACCCTGCCGATGGTAAGTTCTTTGTTGCAAAGAAATCAGTATTCAACGCAAAACCAAAACTATACAAGACTTCTCAAGAGATTAATGACGATGGACTATCTGGTTCTTTGAACAGTAAGTTTCAAGTCGCTCTTTCAGAATTTTCCAAGTTGGGCATCAAAGACGTTTTACAGGGTGACTTAATGTACACTTCTGAAGATGTTGAGACAACAACTATCGAAGGTATAAGATACTACACCTTCCAACCAAACACCATTGTATATGCAGTAGATGTCAACTCAAACTTGGGTAAGACAATCAAGTCATCAAAGATCGGTGTCGTATGGCACACAACATATGCTGGTAGTGATTTGCAAGGAATGAAAGCCTCATTCGGTGCAAATATTAAGGGACTTAGTAAACCTTCCTCAGTATGGATGGACGATGCAACTTACAAGGACGTATCTGGTAAGGCTACAATGACTGCATCTGAAACTGAGAAGGTTACAAAATCTCTATCTCTTGCTGGTTCTACATTCAAGAGAATCAATGCACCTCTACTGAACAAGTTCTTAAAACTACAGGATGTATTTACAGGTACACTTGCAGGCGCTCAATTAAAAACATACAACAATAGTAAAGTTCGACAAGGGGCAAAGATTACTGACCCTAAAGGACATGCAAAAGGATACGAGAAGTGGGTATTTGATGCAATCCAAAAACAAATAGACAAAGTTAAGAGTGAGAAAGGTAAGGATAAATACACTAATCTTCAGACTGAGTATCTTCGTGAAGTAAAGAAGCACACCAAGAATTTAGAGAACATCATTGCATTCCAAGGACACTTGGTTGAC